CTGCTTCAATCTGTTTTGTTCCAATATATTTTTTCATCTTATTTTACGCTTACCTTTACAGCGTTAGGTCTTATATTTTTAAAGTAGATACCATCCTGCGATAACGTCCGACATTTCAGCCTCTCTCCCATTCTCAACCTTGCTCATCCCGGCCACGATCCGGATCATCTGCTCACGATCGTTGATGTTGATAGGATCATCAGCCGGGATACCGGCGTAATCGGATACGGCCTTAACGTAAGCGTCCGTATCGTTCTCGTTTTCCGGCGCCCAGCGACCTATCATTTTGCGGATCGTATCCAGTCCGTAGTTCTTGCGATAATTAGATAGGATACGGAATACCGCCCTGTATCCATAGGCCATCGTCTCGAACTGCTTAAACGACTTGTCCCTGCTCGGACGTATCTCACCTTGGAACAAGTCTCCGTTGATCCGGATGTTTCCCGGGTTGTTGTTCCGATACCCACGAGGTAAATTATTTTTCCCCATATTTTACTCTCCTTTCTTCTTTTTATTCATGGCATTGGATAAAGCGTTTGTCAAAGCGTCCTCCAAAACCTTTTGCGTTACAACCTTACCGATCATGTCGGCTGTCTTAATCGCCTGCCTCCTTTGTTTAGCGTCTGCCTTCTCCCAGATAGACCTAACCTCCGTTATCAAGATAAATACGGTCACTATCGAGGATACGACCGGGACATTGGTCAAGAAAGGCAGATGGATAAATTCCCAGAACCGACACACGTAGCAAACCGAGTCTATCCCGCACGCTATACATACGCTACCAGCGTAAAGTATGAACTTACTGACCGTCCTACGCATGCCATACGAATTACGCTCCTCGCCCCTCAATTTAGCCTTGTAATAACCCGAGGCGAAATCCCACCCCATCGCCACCATAACGATGAACATCTCAAACACGACTACAGTCAGTAGCTCCCTCATACTGCAAATCATCTTAAAAAACTCCATTCTTCCGATCCTTTTTTTATCAAATAAATATTACATCATCCCTTACCGATATCCCCGTATCTTCGATCACCAAATTACCTCCCGATACCGAGACATTCGCCGCAAGGGTAAACACCAACATTTTTCCGTCAACGTAAGCCTTGCGACTAGGCTGACGTACCGTAAGCCGCTCTTTGACAGCTCCGTTTCCGGTCGCCACGGTCAATACCTCGTACCGCTCCGTCCCCGTATAATTCTCCGTGTCACTCGTGATAATGATCTCGCCATTATCTTGTCCCGTATAGGATAGGTGGATATTCCCTCCACCTACACCCCATGGTATCACTTTCTCCATATCGGATCGGGATTAAGATACCGTCCATTGCGTATTAGAGATTACATTTACGGTAACAGCACTTCCGTCCGCTGGAATTGTTATCTCGCTATCACTCAACGACAAGGTTGCGTCTCCAGCCGTTTGCTCAATCACGATTTGTTGTTGAACGGTGGAACCGTTGGACACCTTCAAGGTCCGGTCTATCTGCTCTATCGTGGTATTGGCCGGCAAGGTCAGATCCACAGACCATACCACCTCGCCTGTCGCTCCCGGATCTCCTTCGATCGCTTCCGTATTATTAGTGGGTTTACCACCTGCGGTATACTGGGGGGAGATCGTCGCTTCCTTCGCTTCTCCCACCCACGCGAATGACAAGGAGGAAGAATTGGATTTCCCATTGACAGAGACTTTTCCTCCTGTCTTATCTGCCGCCATCGACGATCCGTTGTCTATGGATATATACTCGGGTTCCGCCTCTTGCGTCACCTTATAAGTCTTGGGTTGCGCCACGCCGGATCCGGTCACCGTGACCGTTCCCGTTCTCGGTTTTCTGCCCTTATACGCCGTCGCTGTATTCCTCAGCGTATCATTACCCGATCCAGACATCGGGCTTACTGTCAACCAACTAGGTTTTGCCATACTTCTAAAATTTTTAATTAATAATTCTCTATTCGACGTCCCATAAGACGTTTGATATTATATTCACATCCGCTTCAAAACCATTACTCCTTTGTAGCCATATAGCCGTTGGGGTGACGATCAAATGCGCTTCCCTAGTCCATACCGTATCTCGTCCCAGATAGATTTTCTTCACGTCCGCTCCGTTAAACTTTATATCTATCGCCCCGTTCAGAATCATAGTATTACATATAAGATGTTTGGATTAGGGATCTCGATCTTGTCATACTCCTCTTGCGTAATGGCCTCGATCCTATGGATTGAGTCGGACACGAGGGTGTTCTTGGGGTTATTCAATATATCAAAAGATGAGCTGACATCCACCGTGGACACTTCCAGATTCGAGCAAGACTGTTCGTCAGTCTTCCCGCATGATCTCGGTATGAGCTTGAACGCTTCGCAAGCGTCAACGGCCATCATGCCATCTTTATTATAATTCTCGTATAACGTCAACGTGTAAACCCCGCAATGCCTTTGATCCTTCCCATGATAAGAGAACCTTATGACGTTACCGACAAGTATGATATCCTTTATCTCTATCCTCTCGAATGAGTTTGACAAGATCACCCTCAAATCCCGGCCCTCAAGAGACTCAGGAATGCCATTGTGCAATATTGTCCATTGGATGGAGATGTCGTTGCCTATGCGAATAGCTTCCATATCCTTTTTTTTATCCATGTTATTGCGCAAACGGGTCTACGATTTTTATGTCATAAGATCCGGATTCATTCTCCTTGGCGTAAACATCGACAGAATCCAATCGATCGGAAAGAGTCAACAATGTATTATTATTTGTAGCAATAATTTTTACGGATACGTTATTCATCGATGAGCATTTTAATGATGGCTTTCTAAGTCCTCCATAAATAAAGCAATTTATAATATCGCCTTCATAAGATATTTTATTTATATCGCATATGTTTGTATTATTAATAGAATAAGTTCCCTCAAGCGTCAATGAAGCGCTAAAAACAGAATTGATTATATTTGATACCGTTTTTTTTGAAATGACTTTGGCGCCAAGACAAATCTTACTGGAGGCAAACTTACTAGCGCTCATACCAAACACAATAACAGATTCAATAGCCTCAATTTGATTACAAGACAGTAAAAAAGGAGATATTGAATCAAGGAGTCCTTTTACGCAACCAAACACCAATTTGGGTGATGATGTTAGCTTGAATTTTACAATATTATTATAAACGGAACCAGATCTCACTATTGTTTTATCCTTGATGTCCGACTGGGATGGGGTTCCCGTCTCTAAATGAGAGAACAGATAAAAATCCAATGAATCACTCGTGACAAAATCAAAATCAGAAGATGACAACGTGAAAAGGGCGTTCTTGAAATCGAAGCATACATCGTTATTATACTCATCTATTAATCTCCAGATAAAGCCTTTTCCAGAAGCCGATGCCTCTTTAAAGCGAGAAGTGTCGTTATCCAATGAGTAATAGACTGTCCATAGATCCAGATGGGAGTTTTCGAAATATACATCCCCCTCATGTATCATAGCGGAGGCTTTCTCGGAAAGCTCAGATGAAGACAATGCCTCCACTACGATATCAAATTGATGTCCCGCTGATCTTAACGTGCTAAAGACGGCGTTATAATCCGTTATCCGGTATTTATTCCCTTGAACAAGACCGCCACTATCCCTAAGAGTTACTAGCTCCGAGTGGGTTATCTCGATCAAAGCCCCACCGCCTCCAGAACCGGCCAAATCATACTCTTGCCCGTTTACGTTTACCTTTTTAATCGTGCTCATAATATCCTTAGTGTTTATTTAATTGTTAATATATCATTATCTACCTCCACCGACGTATCGGTAATCGTAAGCGTATCATCGGAAACGCCGGCCGGAAGGTTCCTTGTCAATACAAGCAGGCTACCTATCACGAAGGCCTTGGGTGTCCCGATCATCAATATGTCATTCTCAACCTTCACCGATGGTATCAAGGCTAACAAATCTTGTATCCGCTTGGATTGCTCGTCTATAATCCCGGTGAGCTCTTTATACATATTGTTCACCTTGTTGATCAATGGCTGTATGGCCGCGTCTATTTGCTCCTTTACACTTCCCCCGTCCAGCCGGGGAATCACCACCGTTCCATCCTCCAATATCGAGAGGGCATTCTTCCGGCTCGACTCGTTGTAGCCTATACCATAAGAGAACAAGACTTTACTACCGTTGATCTCAGAGAGGTTGTAACGTCCGAACGACACCTCGTGATCATTGGACACGGAAACATGGTCACCATGGGCAAAAGCGTAACTGGCCCTAACGACAGAGCATGAGTATCCCCCCACATGCGACCATCTGGCATTCCCCCGGATGTAATCATCACCGATATGCGACAGGCAATCTATGACGTTATTCTCGCCTTCCACATGAGCGGCGGTGGCGTAATATATCGTGGAACCATCCCCGGACTCACGTACGAGGTTGGATTTCCCCTCTATGTGACACCCTGTATCCCCAGAGTTGGGATAGACCGTATTCCAGCATCCCTCCATATGGATCACGTGGTCGATCTGAACGGCCCCGTGGGCGGTCACGGATCCCCCCGATACATTCCCACGACCTTCAACGTGTACGCAATTGTTGAAAACAACGTTATTAACTCCCTCTACATGGTTTCTTTCCCCAAAGGAACCATGTATATAATAATCATTAAGCAAGTCCTCGCTTACGATAATCTCTTTCCCCCACGCTAAGCCATAGGTATCCCATATCGTCCTGATCAACTCCTCTTCGTTAAGAATCCTTTTACCCCCCTCAACAGGCGACACGTAATACCCATTCTCTATATGAGCGGCCGATCCCTCGACATGCGACAACCCTCCCCAAGCGATCCCGTTCATTCCTTCCACATGCCCATATGGACCTAGGCACCAAGTCTCCCTCCCCTCGGCATGGGCGTCAGCTGCGAAAACATTTGTCTTATGCCCCTCGGCGTGAGATCTAGGACCGGTAGCGTTCGTATTCATGCCCTCGGCGTGAGCGTAGGCTCCGGCGGCCTTGTTATTCTCGTAATCGTTGAATATCTCGGCGTTCTTGTAACCGGGGTAGTTTCGTCCTACGCCGTTTCCTCCCTCGGATGAGATTTCTATATCACCCTCCCCCAATATGGATTCCCCGTTAACCGTCTTGAAAGAGGTGCTTGAGGGTAATGCCCCGACCTCATCGGCCGTATATGATGGTTTAGTGGATGACATTATCCATTCTGGCTTATTAAGGACATTGGTCCAGTCTATACTGGCGGGACCTCCAGAAGTCCCGTCCTTACCTCGTGGGATACCTAGATTTATCACGTACGATGGGTTTCCCTCACTATCAACCCCGGTTCTAACGATATCGCCAGTGGCATCGCTACCCGCGGATAGGGTGGTGACTCTCACGTCTTCCAATACTGGGGTCTTCCCTGCCAGACCCTCCTCTGGAATATCCGCTATCTTGTCAAGCAAGACGTTTATCTTATCTGTTGTCTTGTTAATGATTCCCATATCACACCTCCTTCAACGATATACCCGTTATTGTTATAGTGGCCGTACTATCGGGGAAGAACGACATAGCCACCGCGTCGCTTACCGTGCTATCTCTCTTGTAGACCGTTATATCCACGACAAAGGTCTTTACGGATGTCGTTATCTGCTCGCCATAGATCATATCTCCCGAGGAAAGGTCGTTGAACTCTCCTCCGGAGTCTATAGAGCCTATGCCGGCCAAGAAAGTGACCGTACCGGAAGCGACCTTGGCCGTGACACTTAGCCTGTATATATGCCCTTGCGACAACTTGCTCCCGAGATATCCCTTGTTGAACAGCACCCATCCCTGATTGCCGGACGAGGACATGACCGTCATATTACCGCCGGAAGTGGAAGCCGTCAAGGTACCCGTCCCCTTCTTCAACACGCTCGTATACGTGCCTGATGTCAACGAGGTACCCAACAATATCTCGTCACCCGTTATAATAGCCTTCTCGAAATTAGCGGTCAAGGTCTTATTAGCGTCCCAAGTGACGTTGTGGGTCTGGTTCCCCCCATCGCTCCAGCTGACAAAGCGGTAACCGGAGGCGGGGGTAGCGGATACCGCGCGTACCGTCCCCTTGTCGGCGGCACCTCCTCCAGACACGGTACCGCCCTGTTGCGGGTTGGCTATCAGGGTCACCGTATATTGAGTCACCTGTATCTTGGTGAAATACGCGGTTATCCCCTTGCCTGAGACATCCCATGTAACCAAATGGCGTTGGGCGCCACCATCGCTCCATCTGGAGAACTCATACCCATCGTTGGGTATAGCCTCCACGTACTCCTGCTCTCCCTCGTATTTGAACAGCATAGATCCCGGTGTAGGGATTGTCGTACCTCCCTCCTGCGGAGACACGTAGATCCCAACCGTTATCAAGGAGGTTTCTCCAGTGGTCACATACAAGGTCCCATCACTTTTCTTTCTCACGTCTCCCCCTCCAATGTCACTGGGATTAAGAGTCAAGAAATTATTCCCTGAGCCAAAACCGAACACAAGTTTCTCCGGGGAGATAAACACGCTCTTATCTCCCTTGTGCATATTCAGCTCTGGCATACCCGTATTCTGGTTCACGGCGAAACGCATGATCTCTTCCCCGTTATAGGCGATCCTCAAATAACCGTTAGAGATGACAAGCTCCGTCTTAGTACCAAGGGAGTGAAAGATGCCGTTCATGTCCACGGAGCCATCGGTCTTAACTATGAACTTATCATTTACGTTCAAGTTACTTGTTTTTATCGCCTTGGCTATAACGAGAGAAGTGATGAGCAAGTCCGTATCTATCAACTGGGTATTGATAGATGCCCCGTTTATGATGGTCTTGCCCTTCGCCGCTTGTTCCTTCATCGAGGCGTAATCGGCGTATCCCAGCTGTTTGGCCATCTCGTTTTTGTCCGCCTCGGTAATCGTCTCGATATCGGAGATAAGACCATCGGAGGCCTCATTGACCGCCTCCTCCTTGATCTTCTGCTGGATCGCCTTGTTAGCGTTCTCTATGGCCGTGGCAAGTGAGGCATAGGCGCTGTTGAACGCGGAGAATTTGCTATCGACAATCTCCTTCTCGGTTATTGTCGTCTTACCGTCCGAAATGGCCGTCTGTATAGATGCCAACAGGTTATCCACCGCTCCCATGAACGTCACCTTGGCGTTCAGTAAATCCGTTTTTGGGGTACCGGAAAGGAAAGGGTTGGTATATAACGTGTTGTAGGTTGATTCCACCTCTTTCTTGGTGGCGTTCACCGTATTGGTGTACTTTCCTATGGCCACCGCCTCCGATCTGGAGATAATCCCGTCCTCGAATGCCTCGTCCGTGAAGTCCTTCAAGCCCAAGACATCGCTCTTGGCGGTATTGGCGCTGTCCATCGCGCTCGTAGCGTTCTTGTTAGCCTCATCCGCGGCTTTCTGGGCGTTATCCGAGTATGACTTAAGATTATCCTGTATTTTTTTGTTAGCGTTCTCCACAGCGGAATAAAAATTACCGCAAGCGGTATTGAACTCCGTGTATTTATCGTTTATATCGGCTATCTCCTCTTCCGTGGCCTTCTTGTCCGCTATGGCCTTGTTTACGGCGTCGATCAGGCTATCTATGGAAGAGGCCAAGGAAACCCTGTTCTCTTCCAAGGAGACAAGCTCTGCCCCGTCAAGATAAGGATTGATCCTCAACTCATTATATGTAGCCAATGACGATGCCTTCTCGTTGTTTACGATATCTATATAGCGGGCGATATCCTTGGTCTCCGCCTCCGATATGATTCCATCGGCGAAGGTGTTATCAACGTAATACTTGAAATCATCCACCGAACCTTGCACTCCCTCGATAGCCTCTTGGGCGGCGGAGGCGGCTTCTTGGGCATTCTTGATGGAATTATTTATGCCTTCCATGTCCGGCTTGTCTGTCAAGTTCTCGAAGCCGGCAGACCCCGGTTTTATGACTACCTTGCCCGTGAATACGTTCTTGTCGGCGTTCGGGGAAATGACCGTCACTTCCTTATTCAACATCGAGTAAGAGTTGATACCGGAATACAGCTTGAAGCATGGAGCGTCATCGTCGTAGGAGGATAGATAAACTACATGCTGACGATTGGTATCCGTCTTGTTGCCTATCGTGACGATCGTATCACCCGCCTTCGGGATCATGCTCCCGGAATCGCAATCATCTATCGACAGGTCTATGTAATCATTTCCCAAACCTATGACCCTGCGCCAGTAATACTGGTTACGGACATTATGGGATATCCCGGTCTTCACGTTAAACTCCCGGCATTGGGCCATGTCATCGATAGCGAACTCATTCACGATCTCCCTCTCCCCGTCGGTCTGCCGGAAATAACACCTATACACGTTGGTAGTGGCACGTCCGGAGCCTCCTAATGAGTACAACCGGCTATCCTCCACATCATATAGCGGATCGCCGTTAAAGTCATACAAGGCATCCAGCTCTACCGATACCTCCT